GCACGGCAATCAGTTAAACCCTGATTTCCCTGATTGCCTTGCGAACCCGTCAAGCCCTGGTTTCCCTGTGTGCCTTGCGAGCCCGTCAAGCCCTGGAAGCCCTGAGAGCCCTGAGAGCCCGTACCAGTTAAACCCTGATTTCCCTGATTGCCTTGCGAACCCGTCAAGCCCTGGTTTCCCTGTGTGCCTTGCGAGCCCGTTGAACCGGTTGTACCCTGGCTTCCCTGTGAGCCCGTTAATCCTTGTGAACCCTGTGAACCCTGTGAACCTGTTGAACCTGTTGAACCTTGGTTGCCCTGCGTGCCCTGAAAACCTTGGTTGCCTTGCAGGCCGGTGTTCCCCTGGTTTCCTTGAAAACCAGTAATGCCTTGACCACCTTGTGCGCCCTGAGGCCCCGTTGCACCCTGGTTGCCCTGAACTCCTTGTGAACCTTGGATTCCGTTAGAGGCAATTTGCTGAATGTTCCAAAGAACCGAGTCGCCACCGGGAACGGTTGGTCCGGTCTGCGGGGCAAAAGCAACAATGCTAACCGACGAAGAAGACGGTGCCCACATAAGTTGATAGTAGTCCCCGGCGGCCGCGGGAAGGTTAAATGTGGCGGTACCAATGGCGGTCCCGTTTACGCCACCGTGTGTGGCGGGAACCGTAACATACATATTGGTTGTTGGGACGTCGGCGCCGTTTAAGCGAATCCAAAGGTCGGAGTTTGCAGTCGAAGCGCTATTGTTGGTAAATTGCACCTGAAACGTCATGGTGTAATTACCGGCGTTTGCAATTACAAGAGCCGAACCCGCCGTAGCAACGCTAGTGCCCACCGTGGTAGAGCCAGGGTTAACAATACTTACACCGTTGCCAAACGCCGTGTGGCCTACTGCAACAACATTTACCGTTGTAACGGACCCAGTTTGGTTTGTGGTGTCATAAAAACCGCCCCACGTTGCATTGGCGCCACCTGTTCCCGCGGGCCCCTGGGGGCCTTGTGAGCCGCCAAAGCCGATAAACCCGTGAACAACGGGGACGTTGTTTTGGTCAAAGGTAACAGTACAGTGAGTGCCCAGAGGGGGTGCCGTGGTGCCGGGGTACGGAACCGGGCCCCAGACTTGCGTACCGCTTAGCGCCGGGATGGTGATAGTCATGTTGCCGGCGGTAACGGCGCCGTCGGCAGTGCTAACGTCAGTTTGAATTACAACGCCGTAATAGGTGCCTTCGAACTGACGACCAGAAGCGAAAACGTTGCCCTGGTACTTCAGTTGATGCTGCAAAAGTGTTAAAGCGTCTTGGCTTCTCATTACGCTCCTGCGTTTGCCTTGGCGATTGCCGCCCACGCGGCAGCATCGTATGATGTTCCAATGGGGAATGGTGCCAATGGTTGCGAACTTGGGTCGTACACTTGACCGTATGGCATTGGTACCTGAAGAACAACAGATGCTTGCGGGTTAAATGCGTCTCGTTGCATGGATGAAACCATCCATTCTCCGTCAGCAATGCCGCAACCAGAAACCTTAACGATTTCTCCAATGTCAAATTGCCAATTGTCCAACATACATGTTACTGTTGCTTGGCCCAAAGGCTTGCCCACGTCCCAGTCAAAGTCAATTAGTTGAATTGTCTCGTTAAACTCTGAGATTACTTGCATGTTGGCGCCCGTTGTGCCCTTGATGGCGTTAATGGGGGGAATCCCATTTTGGCTAGGAAGAGTTCCCAGCCAATATTCGTCGGGCCCAAAATAAATTGTGTTGGCGTTTTCCCAAACCCTCCAACCAATGCTTGAAGCAATTCGGCTAATGGCGGTCCAAGAGTCTTCGTATGGGTCAGTTGTTGTACCGCGCCCAAGTGCAACCGTAATTACTTTGACGCCGTGGTTGCCGGTAAGGTCATTCCAAATTGTCGCATAATCGGGCGCAACAAGGCTAATGTCAGAATAGTAACTGTTTTTTGGCGGAGGGTTAAGTGCCCCGACAAGGCTGGCAATGTACGGCGTCACGCCGGCATCGGTTTTACTGGTTACGTTGCCGTTCCCGCGCTGCTGGCTAAGTCGAAAAATTGCTTCAGACTCAAACACCAGTTGAACCTGGTCGGATGCTTTAACAAATTGAACAAGAGTGTAAACCAATTTGTTGGCGTTTTGCAAAACCTTTTTATCGGCAGTGTTAAAAACATAATTAGAGGCTGCCGCCAAACCGCTTGAATCAATAAAAGGTTGTGTTCTGCTGTTACCGGAACCGGCAACAATGAGGGTCATTCCCTGTTTAATGCTAAGGCCGCCGGAAAGCCCCCCATTGGATTCTGGAACATTAATTTCAGCGTAAGAAAGAAACCCTTTATTTGACGCGTTGCTTCCGACGCCTGTACCGCGCAAAATTTGGCGTGTTGGGTCGGTAAGTTGAATGGTAATTGTGGACGTACCCAGCATGTTCTGCTGAAGAATAATGTCCGTAATTGCGTTTTCGTACTGGTAACCGAGGCGTTGATAAATGGTGCCGGTAGTGGGGTCTAGCGTTACAAAATTTTCAAGGTCGTTAATTCCAAAACCAATTCCGGTCGGCAATTTCTGTAGGTGCAAAGCGCCGTTTTTGGACGGAACCAAAGTGGGGTTAGAAGACGTGTTGTTAGCAATGCCCGAAGTTGCGCTTTTTGCTTTTGATTTTGTGGCTGGTTTGCTTGACATTATACCGGTAAAAGAAGAGTCCTATTGGAAATTTTTGTTGCGTCTCTTGGGTCTGTAATGTTATTTAATTTTCCAACTTCGGCAATCCAGCGAGACATAGAAGGAAACGCTGAACTTTTTTTCCAGCCGTGAGAGCGGTTAGATGCAATTTGCTGTAAGGTCGTCGCCGTTGTTACACGGTATTTAATTGTCGCTGTGGTATTTGGATTTTGCTTTGATTTAGCGTGACCGCCCGAACCTGGAATTGGGCTTTGGTATTCGTAACAAGTAATTTGCAAACCCTGCTGAAGGCGCTCGCCCGTAGATTTGTCTCGAATAGCGGCTTCAAATTGGATTGAGTAAACAAACCAAAGTCGGCTTCGCCCCCCGGGCACTGGTCCAGAAATTGTAAAAACAGGGGGTTGATACGTGTTGGGAATTGGGTCAACCCAAGATTCTAATTGGTTGCACATATCGTCAACAGTATGGCCGCTTTTTAACATGTCATATTGAAAAACTAACGTCATTTGCAATTGGAAGGGGGAGCGGTCGTACCATTGGGTTGCCGCAACATTTTTAGGACGGTCAACAACCTGCCAACCGCCCGAGCCCGTAACTTGGGAATACTGGGCGTCGTCAATCAAGTTGGCGGTGATTGGAAAATATGATTTGCCCGTGACTCCTCGCGGTGTCATTACCACTTGCGTCGCTAAATCAGCGCTGTTGTTAGACAGTGATTGACCTATGCGTAGTCCGTTTGAATATCCCATTAAATTTTCCTGTTGTCGTTAATTGACTTTACCACGTTTGTTGAATTTTTCAACTATTTACTTGCCCTTGCCCGTTAAGGCGCCCGCCAAAACCGCACTGACCGCACCCGAAAGACCCTTGTTGCCCAAAGCGGCCGAGAACGCAGATTGCATAGCGGGTTGACCGGCAAGAAACCCGTTGGCAACCGCCTTGGTGATACCCTCAAGGTCTCTGGTGCTGAGGTTGTTTTTGTTTTTAATTCCAGTTGCGGCAGCAGCGTCGGCTCTGCTTTTTGCTGAAAAAACATCGGCCAGTTTTTCGTAACTACTTGCCGCTTTTGATTCGCCAAGGCTTTTCGCCAATTTGGCAGCCGCTTTGTCTGCGCTTGCGTCTGTAGCAGCCCTAAGCGAAGCGGCTTCAAAAGCAACGTACAAGGGAACTGCTTTTGCACCAAGATTGTTTTTCTTGGACTCAGCCCATTGTTTTTGCGACAAGGCAACCGAAGATTTTTGAGCATCTCCAATTGCTTTTGCGTTTGTCTGCGCTGCATACTGAGGGTAGTGCATAAGCGCATGGTGTTGCGCCTTAATGTCCCCTCGAAGGTCAGCAAGGACCGCCAAAGGATTAACAATTTTTGTTGTTTTTCCAATTCCGCCAATGTTTGTATAAAGTGGACGAAACTCTTTCAAAAGACTTGTTTTAACGTTTGCCGGAAGTTCTCTAAAACCTGGCATTTTTTTCAAGTCGCTTAATGAATTAATTGGCCGTGTTCTCCCAGTGCCGGGTGGGGTCAGATAATTCAAAAATGCGTTTTCAGCGGCCGCTTGTTTTTCGTGCAGCGCTATAGCGGCATTGTTGGCTTTAGCGGCTTTTGCCACCGAAGCATGGGGGAGCAAACCTTGCCACCCCTTAATCTGTTGTTCAAGGTTATAGTATTTGCTTGCGGCGGCGGCGGCGCCCGGGCCGCCCTTTGCTATGGCCTTGTACAAATTAGGAAGTTCCGCTTGGCCAGAAAGAATATCTGTTTTTAGTTGGTTGGGAGTTAGCGTAACTTTTCCGCCAGCAGAAACAACTTTGGGCACAATGGCAGGACTGCTAAAAAGATGCGAAAATATACCACCAAGGCCCTTGGTAATAAGGGGGAGAAGAATGGGGCCCAATGTTGCCATGGCAATCATGCCAACCGGTCCGCCCGCAATGCCTAGCGCGCTTTCGGCCAAGCCGCCAAAGCCGACTCGCTCTGCAATTCCCGCGACTTCTGGAGCGGCCGATTCAACGGCGTTGGCAGCCGCCCCCACGCCCTTCAAAGCGCCAGATTGAATCTTAGTGAGTTTATCAAAACTTGCGGTTACTTTTGCAAGCCCTTCGCCGGTCATAGATTCTGCGTAACTTCCAACCTCTCCCCTGGCGACCATGGCGTCACGAACGGCGCTCTTTGTTACAGTTGAGCCGCCTTTGAGAACGCTTTTTTCTGCTTCGGATAGAGTTGGGCCGCCCTTGCCGCCAAGAAGTTTTTCAATGGTTCCGCCAACACCACTTCCCATAGAAGCGACTTTGGTGTTTGTAGCGATTTCTTCTAAAAGCCCAATTTCAACTGTGCTCTTGCCGGAAAGCATTGAGCCGCTGCCAAGGCCGCCAAACAATTTATTAAAAAAAGAACCTTTTTCCGTCTTGCCCGCAAGGCCGCCCCAGAATGTGTGGCTGACTTTAGAAAGGTCACCAACACCCTTAATGCCGCCTCCGATAAGAGTTGCCGTTTTGGAAACAAGCGCTACCGCACCGGCGGAAGCAATAAGGCTCACGAGGGGAATGAGCACCCATTTCAACTTAGAAAGACCCGTCACAATATCCGTAAGGCCATGCGCAAGTTTTAGGGCAGTTGGCGTAAGTTCTTGACCAATTGTAACCAATGAACCCATAACACTTTGCTCCATGCGGTGCATTTGAGCCTGGGGGGTATTAAGGGCTAATTTAAGGTCTTTGTTGTAGGTTGCAACATTGGAGTGGGCGTCAATGTAAGATTGGATGCCCGCAATCATGGCCGGGTTGTTAATCAGAGCGTCAAGAGTCGCGGAACTGCGTGAACCACCAAAGGATTTGGTAATAATCAAGTTTTGAAGCGTGTTAAGCCATTGAGCGCCGCTAATGGCGGTTCCGTGTGCACCAGATTTGGTTGTACCCAGTTCTGCCGCGGTCATTCCCTTTAGTTTGTTGGCCGACCATGCGTTAATAACGCTCTGGGGGATTTGACCGGTTGCCCATTTTTCCAACTGGTAAACGGCAGCGGCTTTTCCGTTCAAAACAACGCTTGAACCACTTGCGGTTTTTTCTGTTGTTACAACATTATAAGCGTACGGGTTGAACTTCTGCACGGCCTGGTGCATGTATTCGGCGGCAGCAGTAATACCGTTCTTTTGCGAAAGAAGTGTACCGAGTTGTCCCGTATTAATGCCAAGCATTGCAAGGCCCGAACTTCCCTGGGCGCTGGGCGCGGTCATAAGAGTAAGGGCGGTCTTTGCGTATTGTCCGGCGGTGGAACCAGGCGTACCCAGGGTTGTCAAAAGGTCAACAAACGAAGCACCACTTGATGCAGAGATGTGGTGAGCCGAAAGCGAAGCCAAAAGGCCACGACCCATGGCAGAAATAAACTCGGATTGTTTAATGTCACCGCCACCTACAGCAGCGTTAACCAAAGCGGCAACCCCCGCCGCGCTGTGGCCGGTTCCCGGAAGGTTGGCGTTCATCATGGCGCCCATGATTCGCGCAGATTGTTCGGCGGGCGCGCCACCAGCAACGCCGCCAAGGACGTTAAGATTTGCAACCTGTTTGGTCATTTGAGCAAGTTGCTTGTTAGAGGCGCCCATGCCATCGTTCCAGTTGGCCGTAGCCGATGAAACGCGATACATCATATTGGCAACGTCATTAAGGCTAGCGCCAGTTTGTTTTGCAATGCTTACGGCATCGCTAGTCAAGAACGGCAAACTGCTCGGCGCTCGGCCGGCTTGCGTAATTGACTGCATGAGAATAGCGTTGAACGAAGAGTAGTGCTTAATCGCTTCGTACGCAACACCGCCAACGGCTAGGGCGCCCCAAGTGGCCGCCTTAAGAATGGCGGGCGTTCCAACCCCTGAAAGGCTCTCAAGAATTCCCTTGGATTCGGTGGTTGTTGTTGTGGCTGTTTTGGTGGCGGTTGCGCGCTCTTCTTCGGCAACGGCGGCATCTCGATTTGCAGCCGCGGTTTCTTTAAGGGCGACAATAAGGGAGCGAAGTTCTGCAACTTCTTTTCCGGTGGCCGCAATAGCGTCCTCGGTGGCCTTAATGTTGTCATCCGTGGCAAGCGTGTTGTCTTCGGTTGCCTTGGTGTTGTCGGCCATGACCTTAACAAGGTCGGAAATGGACGTTGAAAGGGAGTCGGCTTCTTTGGTAAGGCTACCAAAAGTCTTAACTACTTCTGAACCCGAGCCAAAGTTGTCATCTAGACCCTTAGTAAGGTCATCAATAGCCGTTAAAAGGGCGTCAACATTCTCAACAGCCTTGGCTGTTTGTATGTCTAAATTAAAACTTAATTGTTCATCCATGTTTGACCCTTAAAACAAGAAAACCGCTACCCCCGGAGAGGTAGCGGCCGTCCTGCCGCCCAAGTTTATTTGTAAGCGGAGTTGGTAGTTAAAAAATCTTGGCTATAGTCTTTGCGACTTCGTAACCAATAAGTTCCGCGAGAACTTTGATTTCTTCGATTTTGTCTGAATTCTTTAATTTGAGAGCGCTTTGCATCATTGCAACGCTAATAATGTAGTCTTCAGTGCCCTGGCTTAGTAGAACGTTGGGGTCCATGCCGAGGTTAATGGCGTACCCCGACGCTTCCACGTAAGGGTCTTCGCTCAGGGCTTTTAGAAAGTTTCGTCAGCCTCGCCGTTAGCAATGTTGCTCCAACGGAACAAACGGTTCGCGGTGTCAATCAGGTCGCCTTCGGCAAAGAAGGTCCCAACGACAACATCCGTGGCACGATTTGCTTCAAGGCCAAGGGCGTCTGCCATTGTCTCGTCAAACCGCGTCCAAGTGCCGTTAGGGTCGTTGGGGCGAAGAGACAACTTGTTGTCCCGGTCACCGTCTACAACGGCGTAAACGCCAATACAGGCGTCGTACAGCATCTCCGCGTTAGCCAAGAAAGACCAGTCAGTGTTAGTGTCTTTTCTGGCCTTGTCCTGATACTTCTGAATTGTCTTGCTCAACTTTGTTGCCGATACAGGGCGAAAGCGAATGTACAATTCAGGGCTGTCCCAACGGGGAACCTTAATGTCAATAAACAAGTCATTAACAATTTGTTCGCGACGCTTCTTCAGCGACAACAGGGGAGTCGTTTCGGCAATAACGTTAACGGCCTCCCCTGTTGTAACAACAGAAGGTTCCTGCCCCTCAATGATAAAATCAACCATGTTTCCTCCAGTGGTTTTGTTTTTAGTATACTACAATTTAGATTACGGTGACGACCGGCCAGGTGATAGCACCAAGGCTTGCGCTGGGCGCTGTGCTGCCGTTGCTGGAAGAGCCAGACGTAAGCGCAATCGTCTCAACGGAAAGGTCAACGTCAAGCATACGCACGTTGTTGCTGTTTGCGTCAGCGCCGCCAGGTGTCACCTTGGCAATACGGCCGGTGTAAACCGTGCCAGCGCCCCAAGCGTTTCCGCCATCGTCCAGAGGTTGCACAGTAACCTGAGCAATGCTGTTGCCGATAAGGTTAATCAGGTCGGACCAGACCGCGTTGTCAATTCCGGTGTTCCACGCCTTTGAAATTGTAACGTCTGAGTACGTGGGAAGGGCAAGAAATGAAATTTCCGGGCCCATGCCACCGGGGCGGTGCTTGCTGATTGACGCTTGCACGTCGCCGCCGCTGAACTTGTCGAAGACGTAGGGGGCGGACTTTGCCAAACTTGAGCCAAGCGTTACGCTTGCGGGCGTTACCAAAATTGACAGGGTTACAAGAAACTGCTGTTCTGAACCGAAGTAGGTCGGGGTGCCTGTGTTTGTAATAGACATATTTTTTCCTTAGAAGTTTGTTCTAGTTATTGAGGAAGCGAGGCAGTGACCGAGTACTTGGCAACACTGATGTTGACAAATTCACCAAACGGAGACATTTTCAGGCTGACCACAGCGTTGATTTGACCCAGCGCAATTGTTGAAGGAGTGTTGACGGAAGAACCAACGTTGACGACGTAAGCCGAACCAGCGGTGGCGCCGTAAAGGCTCCCGCGCAACCAGTACAGTTGGCACTGAGCGCCAAGAGCGCCAGCCAACTTGCCAAACAATTGGCCCTTGCCGTCAATTTCCTGAAAGACAAAACCTTCGGCAATTGAGTCAAACTGTTCAATGATTTGCATACGGAAACGAACGTTGCTGAGGTAGGTCCAGTTGGGGTTCAAAGCAGCCGAACGGAAACCGTAGATTGCAATTGTACCAGTGTTGGGGATGTTGCGAACAACGTTCACGCCGGCCGCGTTGAGGGCAGCGCGGTCAGAAGCAACGTAAGACTGGGTAACACCAGTAACGTAGTTTGCAGAACCGTTAACCACACCAGCGGCAGGGACGTTGGCGTCGTTTCCGGCGTCGTTGCGCGAAATGTTGGCCGCGACCAAAGCGACAGGAGGAACCGTGCGGTTGAACGCGTACGGGTTTGTCGCTGAAGGGTTGGTGTTAACGACGCCAGGACAGGTCAGCCACGGGCCAAAGAAGCCGGCGTACGACGGGTCCAAAACGGCCGCGTTGCTCTGGAAGGTGGCAACGGCGGTTGACATTGTGGCAGCGGTAGGCGTATTGACAACATCCAGCAACGCAACGCGGTTAAAGTTAACACAGTGGTTGGCAATGCTGGTGTAAACCGCGGCGCCGGTGTTGCCGGGGTACGAAACTTGACCGGGACCGTAGGCGTCTGTGATAGCAGCAAGAGCAGTAACAGCGTCGGCGTCGGCAACGGCTATGTCGGCGCCAAGCGTCAGGTAAACAATAAGAGGGGCAATGGCCGTGGTGGGAAGCGTAGAAGTACCGGCCATGGAAGCAGCGGTAACCATGCTTTGGTAGCCGGGCAACGAGTTGACCCAGTTGATAACGTCATTGTCGCCAGAAAGGCCGGAGACGGCGGCGTTGACGTTGCCGTTGTAGGCAATAGTAGCGCTGTAGTTACCAGTTGAAATGTAGTTAACGGTCAGAATGACGCCGGCGGCCGAAGCGCTGGACGAGTTGGCCCAAGTACCGGGACCGTTGGCGGTCAACTTCCAAACGCCTCCAAGGGCGGCTGAGGTGGCAACTGTTCCGGCGCCGGGGGCAACGCGGACGACAAACGCCTGCATACCGCCTTCGCGGAAAAACACGTCCAGCGAGTCGTAAAGCAAGGTGCTGTTTACGTTGGTCAGCGCGTAACGACCGGTGATTTGGCCGTTAACGATTTGACCAAAAACAGCGTTAAAGTCGCTCATTGATTGAATCGGAACCGGGATGTTGGCGGGACCAGCGGCAACTCCAAGCGCAAACCATGTGCCCGTGGGGTTATTGGTTTGCGTGTTGGAGGCGGCAGCGGTCACCGTAATATTGGTACCTGGGGCTTGAGCCATTAGATTTCTCCTGTGGGACTAGTTGAAACAGTTTCCTGGTTCTTAGAATTTTTTGTTGTTGATGCGGGCTTGGGCGCGACTTCTTGGACCTCTGAAACAACTGGGTCGGGGATAATCGAAGCCTGACCATTTGAGATAAGGTTCTCAATAACCGGCGTTAGATTAACAACATGGGTTTCCCCCATTGCCATCGGCTGCCCCAAGTCGTCAAACACTACATAGTCCGACTGGATGATGATTGTAACTAAGTTCATAGAGTTCCCCCTAGCGGGACTTTAGTGATAGAAATGTTGGTTGTTTCAACTTCTGGAATTGCCGCTGGGGCCGAAGTTGAAGGCACCGATACGCCACCGTAAATGTTCATTACGTTTGCGATGGTGACAAGAAAGCGAATGTGAGCAACGCCGGTTGTGCGGCCTGAACTGTGTTCGCCTTCAAGGTATTCTTCGCCAATCCAAAGCGTGTTTTCTGCAAGACCATTAAGGGCGCGGTTTTGCACGATGCACGTACGAATACAGGCTGCGTATGCTTGTGTCAACGCTTCGGTTTCTTGCCAGTCGGTAGTACCGTATAGGTAGACCATAACATCAACGTGGAAGTGAGCACGCACATTGCTTTGGTAAATCTCTGGCTGGCCCGCCGTGCCTGGAACCGTTACAAGAACGGCCGCTTTGGCGTTTTTGGGCAATGTCCGAAAATCGGGGCGGTGCCGGTACTCAAAAGGAACCGACAAAACATTGCTGCCCAATGCACGATTGAATTCTGCAATGTAAGTTGGAAACCAGGTTTGAAGCGTTGTATAAAAAGCCTCTTGAACAGAGTGACCGCCGTAAACGGGGCCGTAAGCGTCATCAAGATTGTTCATGGACCAATCGGTCCACCATTCTCTTTTAACCATTACCGCGTCCTCTTGCCCAGTGTTTTGCCGCCAAGAAGTTTAGTCTGTTCCGAACCGATTTTATGGCCTCGCCCATAGTGAATGTCCATGGGGTGCCCAAACGGACGAAATTCTTCGTTGGGGTTTCGTTTTTTAATCTTGTTCTCAAATTTGCGCAAATCTCTTTTAAGAGCATCGGTGCGATAAGAGTTGGAGGGAATCTTTACATTCTCTCGTTTTTGTTCCTTGGCGGTTCCCTCAAGAACGTAGAATTTAATAATTCTATTTGCAATTGCAATAAATGTCGGTCTAATTGTAACAAATTGTCGTTTGGGATTATTGCCGAGTCCGAGTTGGTGAACCGCTCCATAATTGTGGTTATGTGAATAACCGCCCGGTGCTTCACGGTTTGGGTCAATTGTCATTTCGATGGCTTTGGTGCCAACATATTTCAAATTGGGGTCCGAAGCGGCTTTGGCCAAATAACCAAAATTGAGCAATGCTGTGTCCGACGGGTTTCCGCCCTTAACGGCGCGTTCGCTATAAGTAGACCAATTGCTGCCATAGCCATAGCCTTCCGACAACGAAGACCAAAAAGTTTTAATTCCAAATTCTGGCGCGTAACCGCCACTCATAAACCGGCGGGCTTCCATCATTCCGAATTCGGCAACAATGGAGTTTAGGGCGGGCTGGGGGTCTTTAAGGCGCTCTTTGACTAACTCAAGGCGAGATGAAATGTCCTTAAAAGCATTTGAGTTTTTAAAAACGCCTTGGCCATAAACAATTGCCTTGACTGGCATTAGCCGCGGACCCAAGGACCAATCAGTTTATTGATTTGCTGGTCCATCTGGTCAAAATTCATTTCACGGCGCGTTTGAGGTTCGAATTCAAGCATGATAAATTTTGCGGCCTGGAAAAGACAGGCGCGGCGAAGCGAGGCCGGTATGCCGTTGGTGTAGCCGCCGCTGTAAACAACTTGAATTCTGGAGCCTTCGGGCGCAAATGTTCCGAGGCGAATCCAAACGTGACCGTCAGTTACGTCAGGTCCGCGAACGCCACCGTTCAAAAAGTCAATAGGCTGGTAGTCGCCGTATGTGCGGAAAATGGTCATGGACTCAATGGTGTAAGTCCAAAGTTCAGGGTATGCCGGCGCACAGTGGTCAAGCCAGAAGTGGCGGACCAGTGTTGAGGCGCCTAGCGCAATAGCCTGGGACATTCCCAATGAACCATAAATGTCCATTGGCATGTCAGCGTTATTGCCGTATTCTGCGGGGTCAATCCCGAAAAGACGGTCTTGGTAAATGTGCCCAGTAAACGGGGCAAGACGGCGACCGGTAATGTCTTCGATGTGTGCCGTTGCTTCGACAAGAATATCAGCGATTGTAGTCGCTTCTAAATCAACGACCAGTTCAGGATACCGCTTTGAAAATTCTTCTACCGTGGCAAGCGCAACGGGGTCCGAATATTGTGACCCGTTATTTGCCATAGTAGCCTATTCCTTTGAGCGTCGCTTGGTGGTTGATGTTACTTCTAAAGCCTCTGAGAGGTCGTCTCCGGGCTTTTCTTCTACAACAGGTGGCTTAGGAGCCGCCTTTTTGGAAACAGCCTTTTCGACCGCAACCTTTACTTCTTCTTCAATCTTCTTTACTTCTTTTTCAACAACAAAAAAGAGTTCTCCAGGAATTGAAAGTAGTTCGTGCGCAAGGCGAGGATGTACCTCAATAGCGCCCTCCGCGCCTACTTTTTCCCAAACCAGTCCGGCAGCGCCGCCCAGTTCTTTCTTTGCTAACAAAACCACTTTCAAAACCTTTCGATAAATCCAGCACAGCGGGCGGGGGAGGAACGAGGGGCCCCGCCCGCTGCACTAGAAGTGTGTGCTACTTAACCAGTAACAACAAGTTGACTAAATTAGTCAACAATGAAGTTAGGCGTGTACGACGTGTTGGTCGGCGTGTAGCCGTTACCAGCGGTGCTGTCGAGCGCGGCACGAACGTTAGCCAAACGACCAATGTACTTCGGAGCGCGAATAGCGAGCGTGGTGTCCGCAACAAAGGCGAACGGCAGGCTGTCGGGCGAAGCGGTGGTCGGGAACACGTTGACGGGCTGCATTTCACGCACGAACGGACGAACAATGTAGTTCGGGTCACGTGACATGAGGTAGATGCTCTGCTCGCCGTTTGAAGTCAACGGGTTGAGGCCGGTGTTCTTGTAGTAGTACGACGTGGGCGCAACACCAATGGCGTTGGTTCCGTTACCAGCGACAAGGGCGGCGCCGGTGTCGGTGATAGTGGTCGTGGACCAAGTGTTGCCTGTGCTGTCGAGGTAGAACGCGTCAACAATACCGATAAGGGTGAAGTTGGTGTTTACCGACTGCGAAGCACCAGCGGCGGTGCGGTACACCTTGTAGTGCGTAGGCTGCGAGCCCTCGGGACCCGTGGGGGTCGAGAAAGACAACTTAACACCACCGGTGGCGGGCGCCGCCGAGGCAGCAACCGAACCCTGGATTTCGCCAAAGCGGGCGATAACAGGAGCAACGACGTAACCGTAGGTGCCATTCAACGTACCGGTGATGGACGAAGTGGTCGTTGTGACCGTGCCCATCTGGTTGGTACGAGGCGACAGGAACGAAGACTTGACAATAGGGACGCCACGGTAGGTCGGAACAATCAGACCTGACTGGATTTCCACTTGGTCAACGAAACGTTGCTGGTTGATAAGCAGTTGCGAAAGACGGCTGTTGGCCGCGGGTGACATGACGAACATCCACTCGGAGTTCTCAACCGGCTCGGCAACGTTGGACTCAACCATGTCGATAAGAAGGTCAAGCGAACCCAGAGACAGGTTGTTGCCGCCCATGTTGATGGCGTTCTGGTCGATACCGTCTGTCCAGGGGTTGGCAATGCCGCCCCATGTAACTTCGCCACCGTAGTTGTCAATTGTGCCGCCGCCGATGCCCTGAGCAGGGCCACCAGTCGAAGCAGAAGTGAACGATGAGCAAATGACGTCAAGACCGTCGAACTGCGGGTAAGGGCCGTATGTTGTGGGCAGTTCAGCACCCCAAATGATAGCGGCTTCCATGTCCCAGTAAAGACCGCGGGCAGCGCCCTCGATTTCACGGGCGCGCAAGTCACCAATCAGGTCTGCGGTAACAGCCTGCGAGTAACCCGTAACGGCGCCAACGCTCTGAAGCAGACGAATCTGAAAGTTCTCCTGAGCGTAGTTGGACACGGACACTGAGCGAGCACCACCGTCGGTTACGAAACCACCGGTAGGCAACTGAGTGCGCTTGTTGAAGTAGTAAACTGTTGAGCCCCACTTGACCGTCGGCAGCGAGCGAACGAGCGGCGCATAGCGACGCTGGTACTCAAGCAATACGGGGTCAATCTGCTTCTGTACGAGTGCAGCAGCACCCGCGGCAGTAAGGGCCTCTTCCAAATCGTTAGCCATGGCTAATTCTCCTTAAATATTTTGGATAGGGGGTTTGTTGTTGCTTTTGCTTAGTAGCCGCGGTCGGCCTGGGCAAACTTGTGTGCGAAGAAGGGCGATGAACCCCAGATTTCGCTCTGGACCTTGCGGAAGTTCGTCGAAGACATTTCGGCCAACTTGCGGGGGTCCAGTTCCTCCGACTCTGACAAGTCAGAGGCGTCGTTTCCTACTGAACCACTGCCGACGTAACCCTTACGGAAGGTTTGGCCTCCGTTGCGGTACGACTCAACAGCATTCTTCTTTGTCTCGGCAACAGCAGCCTCGGCAGCCGACTTGGCAGCCTCAGCAATCATTGCTTGAACTTGCTCAGCGGTAAAAAGGTTTTCGCTCACGGTATTCTCCTGTGATTCGATAGATTCTTCAGCAGTGGCCTCGGCGGCAACTTCCTCTTCGGCAGGAGCCTCAGCGGCCTCTTCCTCTTCGGGAGCAACCTCAGCGGCAACTTCTTCTTCTGGTGTTGATTCAACGGGCTTCTGGGCGGCCAAGATAAAGCCGGCCAATGCCTTCAGGTCTGCATCGGACATGGTGCGGGAAGCGGTCGATTCGAGCGCAATTTCCTCAGCCGGAGCCTCAGCAGTGGTCTGGTCGTCAGTCATAGTGACTTCCTCCTCTGTTTTGGTTAAAGCATCGTCGCTCGACTCTGCTTGTGATACGGGTTTTCCACAAGTGGAACAGTACATGGCCGCCTGGGGAATAGACATTCCGCAACCATCGCAACCATCCCAGTCAACGGGGCTTTGAGGCACTAGCGTGCCACACTGGTGACAGAAAATTGCGTCTTCTGCGCATTCGGTGCCACACTCGGCGCATTCCATGTTGTTGTCGTCATGCTT